CGCGTGCTCGGCAACGCAAAGGCGGCGCCGAGCGGACCGACCGCGCTGGAGCGCGCACTCGCCGAGGCGCGAGAGAGGGCCGGGAAATGACCGGCGCGGATGCAGACCTGCTGCGCACGCAGATCGGCGATCACCGCAACGCCGCGGACGTCCTTGCCTACGTCACCGGCTGCCTGGACGGCACAATCCTCGCCTGCCCGGACATCCGGCAGGCGTGCGAGCGCTTTGCCGCGGACCTTGCCGACCCGCGCTGGGATTTTCGGCCGGCCGAGGCGGAGTACGCGATCGAGCTGATCGAGACTATGCTGTGCCACCAGCAGGGGCAGCGGCTGGACGCCACTCCACTCCGCGGACAGCCGTTTTTGCTCCTGCCGTATCACAAGTTTTGCGTGTACAACCTCCTTGGCTTTTACCTTGCCGGCACAGACGAGCGCCGGTTTAAGGAGGCGTTTATCTTTGTACCCCGGAAAAACATCAAGACGACGTTTGCGGCCGCGCTCGCGTGGGCGCTGTCGCTGATCGAGTCGCCGTCCGGGTCCAAGGTGTACATCGTCTCGGCGGCACTCAAGCAGTCACTCGAGTCTTTTGGCTTTTTGGCGTACAACGTCCGGCGGCTCGGCCTGTCCCAGGACGACGACCCAAACGGCCTGCGCATCCTAGACAACAACGCAGAGCGCAGCATCTCCGGCTCGGTCGGCGAGGGGTCCATCTACATCAACGCGCTGGCGTCCAACCCGGACCAGCAGGATAGTTTTAACGCCAACATCATCATCGCCGACGAGCTGCACGCCTACAAATCGCCCAAGCAGTACAACGTGCTCAAGGAGGCGACCAAGGCGTACACCAACAAGCTCGTCATCGGCATCTCCACGGCCGGCGACCGCGAAAACAGCTTTTGCGGCCACAGGCTTAAGTACTGCCGGCAGATCCTCAACGGCACGATCAAGTCCGCGGACGCGGATGCGCTGTTTGTCTTTATCGCGGCGGCGCCGGTCGACGAGGCCGGGAACGTGGACTACACCAACGCCGACGTGCAGCGCATGGCCAACCCCGCCTACGGGGAGTCCATCCGCCCAAACGACATCATGACCGACGCGCTGCAGGCGCAAAACGACCCGCAGCAGCGCAAGGACTTTTTTGCGAAGTCCTTGAACGTCTATACCTCGGCCATGAAGGCCTACTTTAACATCGCGGAGTTTCGCGCGAGCGACGGCAAGTACAACTGGACGATCGAGCAGCTGGCAAAGCTGCCGATTAAGTGGTACGGCGGCGCGGACCTGTCCAAGATGCACGACCTGACGGCGGCCTGCCTGTATGGCGTGTACCAGGGCGTCAACATCATCATCCCGCACTGCTGGTTTCCGGTCACGGCCGCGGCCGTCAAGGCTGAGGAGGACAACATCCCGCTGTTTGGCTGGCAGGAGGACGGCTGGCTGAGCATGAGCAACGACAAGTCCGTCAACCACGCGGAGATCGTCGCGTGGTTTGTGCGGATGCGGCAGATGGGCTTTAAGATCGCCGAGGTCGGGCACGACCGGAAATTCTGCCGCGAGTACTTCGCCGGCATGAAAAAGGCCGGCTTTAAGATCATCGACCAGCCGCAGTACTTTTACAAAAAATCTGAGGGCTTTAGGCACATCGAGGCGGCTGCGAAAAACGGCCTGCTGTACTACCTCCACGCCGAGCCCTACGAGTACTGCGTCCAAAACGTGCGTGCGATCGAAAAGACGGACGACATGATCCAGTACGAGAAAATCGAGCCGACGCTGCGAATCGACGTGTTTGATGCGTCAGTGTTTGCCGCGATCCGGATGCTGGAAAACAGCGAGAAAGCAGCCAAAGACCTTGGCTGGTTTGCGTGAGGAGCGTGAGATATGAGACTTTTCGCGGGCCGCAAGGCGGCCAAAAAGCGAGGTGTCGGCGGCCTGACCGGGTGGATCGTCGGCAGCGACGGGTCTGCGATGCAGGTGCCCGGCTACACCCGGCTGATCGACTGCCCGGAGGTCGCCGCGGCGGTCGATGCGATCGCCGGCAGCGTCTCCAGCATGACAATCCACCTTATGGAAAACACCAAGGCGGGCGACGTGCGCGTGCGCGATGCGCTGGCGACCAAGGTGGATATCAACCCCTACGGTCTGACCACACGCAAGACGTGGGTCGAGTGGATCGTGCGCACGATGCTGACGACCGGCGATGGAAACGCCTTTGTGCTGCCGGTGACGTCCAGCGGCTACCTGGACGACCTGATGCCGATGCCTGATGCGGTCGCGCAGCCGGCCGGCGACAGCTATGTCGTGCAGTGGCGCGGGCGCAGCTTTGCGCCGGACGAGGTGCTGCACTTTGTGCTCCACCCGGACTTGACCTATCCGTGGCGCGGTACCGGCTACCGGGTGCAGCTGCGCGACGTGGCCGCGGGCCTCAAGCAGGCTGCCGCGACGAAAAAGGGCTTCATGTCCGAAAAATGGAAGCCCTCCATCATCGTCCGCGTGGACGGCATCGCCGAGGAGTTTGCCGGCAAGGAGGGCCGCCGCAAATTTTTGGACGACTACCTGAGCACCGACGAGGCCGGCGAGCCGTGGGTGGTGCAGGCCGACCTGATGGACGTGCAGCAGATCAAGCCTCTGTCGCTGCAGGACCTGGCAATCAACGACGCCGTGACGCTGGACAAGCGCACGGTGGCCAGCGTGATGCATGTCCCGGCGTTTTTGCTGGGCGTCGGGGACTATGACCAGGACGCCTACAACAACTACGTGCGCTCGACAGTGATGGAGATCGCCACGGCCATCCAGCAGGAGCTGACCAAAAAGCTGCTGCTCTCGCCGTCCCGGTATTTCCGCCTCAACCCGCGCAGCCTGTATGCCTATAGCATGGCCGACCTGTCGTCGGTCGCGTGCGACCTGTATGTGCGCGGACTGATGACCGGCAACGAGGTGCGAGACTGGCTTGGCATGACGCCCAAAAAGGACCTCGACCAGCTCGTGATGCTAGAAAACTACATCCCCGCCGGCATGATCGGTGACCAAAAAAAGCTGATCCAGGATCAGCAGAAGGAGGGCGACAATGCCTAATAACAACAGCCGGCGCGGCCGGCAGCTGCGGAGCATCCCGCAGCAGTTTTGCACACGGGAGGACGGAGACGAGCTGATCATCGAGGGATACTTTGCCGTCTTTGACAGCCCGTACACTTTGTGGGACGACGCGACGGAGATCGTCAAGCCGGGCGCTTTTGCCGGATGCCTGTCTGGCGACATCCGCGCCCTGATCGACCACGACACGCGGCTTGTGCTTGGCCGCACCAAAGCAGGCACGCTGGAGCTGCGCGAGGATGCGCGCGGCCTTTGGGGCAGCATCAAAATCAATCGGGCAGACACCGACGCCATGAGCCTCTATGCGCGCGTCCAGCGCGGTGACGTCGATCAGTGTTCGTTTGGGTTTGATATTGAGGAGGAGACCTTTGTGGATCTCGGCGGCGGAAAGTGCCGTTGGGAGATCACCAAGGTAAATCCGCTGTATGAGGTTTCCGTCGTGACTTTTCCGGCCTACGAGGAGACCGCCGTCAAAGCCCGCCATGCGGATCTCGCCGAGATCCAGCGCCGACAGGCAGAGGCGTGGAAAACCAAGATGATCAACAGACTGACAGGAGGAGACAAACATGGCACTTAAAGTACTGCTGCTGCGCAATAAGCTGTCCGCCGTCAACGCGACGCTTGCACAGCTGCGTGAACAAGCTGCGGCGCTGGAGACCCGCGAGAGCGAGCTGGCCGCAGACATCGAGGCGGCCCAGACCGACGACGAGCGCGCCGCCTGCGAGACGGCGATCGGCGAGTTTGAGGCGGACCGCGACAAGGTGACGGCAGACATCGAGGCCGCCGAGACGGATGCCGCGAGCCTGACCGAGCAGATCGAGGCCGCCGAAGCCAACGCCGCCGAGGCCCGCAGCGCGGCCCACACCAACCCCACACATCACACTGAGAGAGGAGCACACAACACTATGCCTACCAACACCGCGGGCGGCGATGCCCGCAGCCGTTTTTACGGAATGACCTACGCCCAGCGCGACGCATTTTTTGCCCGCGAGGACGTCACCGCATTTTTGACCCGCGCCCGTGAGATGCTCGGCCAGCAGCGCGCCGTGTCCGGCGCCGCGCTCGGCATCCCGGAGGTGATGCTGGACATCATCCGCGACAACATCAACCGCTACAGCAAGCTGATCGGCTACACCCGCCTGCGCCAGGTGCGCGGCAAGGCGCGCCAGAACATCGTCGGCACCGTGCCGGAGGCTGTGTGGACGGAGATGGTCGGCACGCTCAACGATTTGACCGTCTCCATCAGCCAGATCGAGACCGACGGCTACAAGGTCGGCGGCTACGTCTTTGTCTCCAACTGCTACCTGGAGGACGACGACAACATCGGCCTGGCGACCGAGATCCTTGACCAGCTCGGCCAGGCGATCGGCTACGCGCTGGACAAGGCCATCCTGTTTGGCACCGGCACAAAGATGCCGGTCGGCATTGCGACCAGACTGGCCGCCGCTGAGCAGCCCGCATGGTGGGGCACCAACCAGGGCACTTTTACGGCGCTTGCGACGACCAACGTCATCAAGGCCAACTCCGCCGCCAAAAACGGAGCGGAGTTTTACGCCGATCTCATCGGCGCGCTGGGCGCTGCCGATCCCAAGTACTCCAACGGCACGCCGGTGTGGGTGTGCAATCACAAGACGCACGTGGCGCTGCAGTGCAAGGCGCTTGCCTTTAACAGCGCGGCGGCCCTGACCGCCGGCGTGACGTCCGAGATGCCGATCATCGGCGGCAAAATCGTCGAGCTGGACTTTGTGCCGGACAACGAGATCATCGGCGGCTACATGGATCTGTATCTGCTGGCCGAGCGCGAGGGCACGACCATCGAGCAGTCCACGGAGGTCAAATTTATCGAGGATCAGACTGCGTTTAAGGCGACCGCCCGCTACGATGGCAAGCCGGTGCGCGGCGAGGCTTTTGTGGTGGTGCGCTACGACAACGTCGCGCCGGTGACCTCGGCGACTTTTGCCGCTGACTCCGCCAACTGATGGCCGGCGGTACGGCCGAGACGGTGCTTGCGCTGCTCAAGGCTGATCTCGGCGTGACGCATACCAAGCGCGACGAGTACTTTGCGGCGCTGATCGCGGCTGCAGCCAAGATGCTGCGGACGGAGGGCATCATCCTCGACCTGAGTGACCAGGCCGACCAGCTGCTGCTGGAGATGTACGCCGCGCACCTGCACGAGCGCAGGCAGCAGCCGACCATGGCAATGCCGCGCTACCTGCGGGCCAAAATCAACAATCGGCTCTGCCATCAGCAGATGCAGGGCTAAGGTACAACACGCCGGTGTGTCCAAATTGGACACACCGGCAAAGGAGGGAGACGTGTGTACGATGATGTAATCAATCTGATCGCCATTGACGAGCGCGGCAACGACGTCGGCATGCACGAGGTGTTTTGCCGGCGTGAAAGCATCACGCGCGCCGAGCACTACCAGGCCGCGGCCGTCGGACTGCACCCGTCGGTGCAGTTTCGGCTGGCAGACTGGCGAGACTACGACGGACAGCGCTTTGTCGAGCACAATGGAAAGCGCTACATCGTCGAGCGCACCTATGAGACGCGCGACGGCGGTCTTGAGATCGTGGTGAGGTGACGGCATGCGCGACGAGACTGTAACCATCTCTACCATGGACAAGGCCATCGCCGGTGCGCTGGAGGAGTACAACGCCGATGTGCAGAGCAAGATCCGCACACTGGTGGACAACGCCATGCGCAAGCTGGTCAAGCTGACCAAGGCGACGGCTCCACGCGACACCGGCGAGTATGTCAAACACATCGCCTCAAAGACGACATCCGACACCCCGACAAACTACGCCAAAACGTGGTATGTACGCGGGGAGCGCGCCTACCTCACGCACCTGCTTAACTTTGGCCATGCCAAGGTCAACGGCGGGCGCGTCGAGGGGACGCACTTTTTGGACATTGCCAAAAAACAGGTCGTCGAGGAGTACCTCGACGCCGTAAAGGAGGCGCTGAGCGGTGGCTGACATCATCCCCACGGTGCTCGACGGCATCCAGCACATCGAGACGTGCTGGGCTATGCCGCCGTCGCTGCCGTATGCCGTCTATCACGACCGGACGACCCGCCGCGGCGCCGACCTGTACAACGGCATCACCGAGCACAACATCACGATCGAGCTCTACGCGCAAAAGCCAGCCGAGGATCTCGAGGCCCTGATCGAGCAGCGGCTCGACGCGCTCGGCCTTGAGTACGTGCGGGAGGAGCGCATGTGGATCGACACGGAGCACTTTTTTGAGACGGTGTACGATTTTGCGTACACCGAGAAAGGATTTGCATAATTATGGCACTCAAAAAACGAAAAGACATCACGCTTGGATCCGGCAAGCTTTACGTGCAGGAGTACACCGGCACGACCGTGCCGGAGACCGAGGCGATCTGCACGGACGACAACATCCTGGGCTACATCTCCGGCGGCGCGACGCTGTCATACAAGCCCACCTTTTACAATGCCAAGGACGATCTTGGACTTGTGTCCAAGACGGTGCTCACCGCCGAGGAGGTGACGCTCAAGTCCGGCGTGATGACGTGGGACGGCAACACGTTGACCAAGCTCAGCGCGACGGCGCGCGTCACCGAGACGGATGCCGCCAGCGGCAAACCCGCCAAGCGGTCCGTTAAGATCGGCGGCGTCGCCAACGCCGACGGCAAAAAGTACGTGCTGTGCTTTAAGCACGCCGACAAGGACGGCAAGCGCGAGCTTTACGTGCGCATCGTCGGCAAAAACGAGTCTGGCTTTGAGATCGCCTTTGCCAAGGACAAGGAGACCGTGATCGACGCTGAGTTTGCTGCCGACCCGATGGACGCGGAGGGCACGCTGATCTACTACGACGAGGTGTACACGGCATGACAAATCGATTTACACTTGGCCAGCACAAGGCAATCTTTACACTGGAGCTGCAGGACGGCCGCGAGCTGCTGCTGACCGTGCCGCCGCTGAGCGTTTTTAAGCGGATGACGGCTATGCAGGGCAGCGCGGGCGTGGACGAGATGATCGACATCGTCTGTGACATCCTTAACTCCAACCGCACGGGTGCGACGTTTACGCCAAAAGAGGTCGCCGGGCTTTTTGCCTTTGACGATCTCGTCGGCTTTTTTGCCGCATACTCCGACTTTGTCGAGGGGGCGACCAAGGCAAAAAACTGACCATCCCGTACTATCCCGATGACGGTGATGGTACGGGATGCCACTACACGATCGAGACAGTCGGCGAGCATCTGGTGGCACAGTATGCCAACATGACTCTGCCGGACGTCTGCGATCTGCTGCTGGACGACTATCTGCTGCTGCTGCGTGACGCCTTTATCGCGCGCAAGCTGCAGTCGGCGGACGGCCGCGAGTATCTGGATAACGCCTGGAGGCTGGAGCAGACTGAGCCGGATGTGGACGGGCTGCGCAGCACCTTCGGGCGGCGTGAGGAGGTGGACACTTGAGCGGCAAAGGTACGACACTTAAGGGCATCACCGTCGAGATCGGCGGCGACACCACAAAGCTTGGCGACGCGATCCTTAAGGCGCGCAAGTCTGCAAAAGACCTTAGCGGCGAGCTACGCGGCGTCGAGTCGCTACTTAAGCTTGATCCCACCAACACTGTCCTGCTTGCGCAAAAGCAGGACATCCTCGCCGAGTCGATCGCCGGAGCGAAGGACAAGCTTAAGATGCTGATTGCGGCGCAGGAGTCGATGTCCAAGCAGCTGGCCGATGGCAAGATCAGCCCGGAGCAGTACCGTGATTTTGAACGAGAGATTGAGTCGACGCGCCAGCAGCTCACGCGGCTGGAGGCAGCTGCCTCCGGCACGGACGACGCCGTCGCTGATGTCGGTGACGCAGCCAGAGATGCCGGCGAAAAGGCCGAAAAAGCCTCCGGCGGATGGTCCGTCTTAAAGGGAGCGCTGGCCGACCTGGCAGCGTCGGCAATCAAGACCGCCGCGAGCGCGATCAGCGACACGGCGCAGGAAATGATTACCGGCGCGGCGGAGTATGGCGATACAATCGACAAAATGTCACAAAAGATGGGCATGTCGTCCGATGCTTACCAGGAGTGGGATTTTGTCCTGCAGCACTGCGGCGCGTCGATTGAGTCGCTAAAACCAGCGATGAAAACGCTGGCCACAGCCGCTGAAAGCGGCTCGGACGCCTTTGCGCAGCTCGGCATATCGCAGGAGCAGATCGCTGGCATGTCGCAGGAGCAGCTTTTTGATGCCACGATTGCAGGTCTGCAAAATGTGACCGACGAGACGCAGCGGACATACCTTGCCGGGAAACTCCTTGGCAGGGGCGCGACGGAGCTCGGCCCGCTGCTTAACACAAGCGCGGACGACGTCGCCGATATGCGCGCGCAGGTGCACGACCTCGGCGGTGTGATGGGCTCGGACGCGGTCAAGGCGGCCGCAGCCTATCAGGACAGCCTGCAAAACATGCAGTATGCCTTTAGCGGCTTAAAAAACAACATCTCTGGCGAACTGCTACCGACGCTGACGCTGATCATGGACGGCGTCACAAAAATGCTGACTGGCGGCGGCGACGAGGTCGCGGCAGCGGTCGGAGACCTTGTCGTGTCCCTGTCTGGGCAGCTCACGGCGCAAGCGCCGCGCATGATGTCCGTCGCGCTGACCTTTATCGCGGCGCTGGTGACCGGCCTACTGTCCGCGCTGCCTGACCTGACCGGCACGTCCGTGGAGCTGGTTGGCGCGCTGCTGCTCGGCATCGCGGAGCAGCTGCCGGGCATCATCGTCGCCGCGGCGACGGCGGTGCAAGGCATCGTGGACAAGATCACGTCCCCGGAGTCGATCACGCTGCTGGTGCAGGCTGCTGTGCAGATCCTGCTGGCGCTGGCCAATGGCCTTGTCGGAGCGCTGCCGGAGCTGATCGACACCATCCCGATCATCATCACCAACCTCGTCGACGCGGTCCTGGCATCGCTGCCGGAGATCGTCGAGGCCGGCCTGCAAATCATCATCGCGCTGGCGTCCGGCATCGTCACCAACAGTGGGCATGTTTTGGCGGTCGTCCCAAAGCTGATCGTCGCGCTGGTCCACGCCTTTGGCTCTTACGTCTCGTCCGTCGCTGGCATCGGCAAGGCCATCGTCGACGGCATCCGCAAGGGCATCACGGAGCAGTGGCAGCGGCTTAAGGCGGACGTGTCCAACCTCTTTACGGGCTTGGTCGACTGGATCAAAAAGCTACTCGGCATCCACAGCCCGTCGACGGTGTTTGCGGGCATCGGTACCAACATGGCCAAGGGCATCGGCGCCGGCTGGCAGGACACCATCGGCGATATCAACAGAGACATCGCAGCCACGCTGCAGCCGCAGTATGTCGTCGGCGTGGACATGCAGGGCCTGTATGCACAGGCTGCCACACTGCAGACGGCAGCTGCCCCAGCCGCAGCCGGCGGCGACATCGCCGCCGTGCTCGAGCGCATGGACCGCCTCGAGCGCGCGATCACAGGGATGCAGATCTACATGGACGGAGACGCGCTTGTCGGCTCTGTCGCCACGCGCATGGACTATGCGCTCGGCGGCATCTACACAAGCAAGGCACGGAGGACTATCTAATGGCACTATCTTGCAAAATCGGGGGCGTGCAGTACGCCGGCCTGCAGCTGATGGGCGTGCAGATCGGACTGCCGGACGTAAAAACGCAGACCGTCAGCGTCCCCGGCGCGGACGGTGAGCTGGATCTTACCGACGCGCTGACCGGCGAGCCTGTCTTTGGCAACCGCACGATCAAGCTTAAGCTCGGATTTTGCCCGCGCGGACCTTTTGACTTTTACGCTTTCGCCGCTGCCGTGCATGGGCAGCGGCGAAAGCTGGAGCTCGACGGCCGTGACGGCTATTACATCGGGCGGTGTACGGTCGGCACGCCGGACACATCGCTGGCCCGCACGATCTTTGACCTGACGATCAACGCAGACCCTTACCGGCTGGATGACGCCGAGGTATCCGTAAAGATCCCGATGCTCGCGGCGTCGGACAACGTCTTGGTCGGCCGGAGCGTGACGGCGATCGGATCATCATCGTCAGTCGATGAATACTTTGACGTCGTCGGAGACGGCGCTAGCAGTGTGCTGCGCATCAAATCCGTTGCCGACACCGGTGGCGGCGTATATGGCTACGCACGCTTCCGGCTGCCTTGGCCGACCGCCGGCAGCTGCCTTGTATCCGCGGACGTCACCGGTGGGTGGTACACCATCGTGGACGCATCCGGTAAGCCATACGGCGACGGAAAAAGCAGGTGGATCTCCAGTGTGCCGGTCGGCGGGCTGTACATGATGCTGGAGACGATCAACCCCAGCGGGTGCACAGCAAGCAACATCAAGCTTTTCCGCGCGCAGCCCGGATCGCTTGCCGGTCTGTGCAGCGATAGGCTGATGTATCCGGCGTCCGACAAAGGCGGTGTGCAGATCTATCGCTGTGATCGCGCGTATGCCCCGGCGACGCTCGGCGACCGCGAGACATCCAGCCCGTATCTGCAGATCCGCAAGACGCCGGACTACGCATACGCGATCGGCGGCGCGGCCGGCGAGCTTACGCTTACCGGGCGGAGGGGGTGGATCTGATGTACGCTGGCTATACAGATGGTACGTTGCTTTTTGCAGTCGGCATGGCCGGGCACGAGATCTCTGCCGGCACGCTGCACCGCGCAGTCGGCGAGATCGACTCGGCGAATTTTGTGCTGCCGCCGTCCAACACGATGCGCGACGTGCCGATCAAGCGCGCGTCCGTCATATCGATCCAAAAAGACGGAGTGGAGATCTTTCGCGGGTCCGTGGCGGACACGTCCACGGATCTGCGCGGCAGCCGCACCTATAGCGTGGACGGTGCGATGCTGTGGCTGGATGATATATGCAAAGCACCTTTTGTGCTGTCGCCAGACACCGTGGAGTACTACGTCACCGCGCTGCTGACGCAGTATAACGCCGCGTGCGCACCTGCGCGCAAGATCTTGCTTGGTACGGTGGACTCCGCGCTGCCGAAGCTGTCCGTGCAGCATACAGAGTATGTATCTACGCTGTCGCTGCTGCAGGAGGCCATGACGGCCACCGGTGGGACGATGCGCCTGCGATACGACGGCGGCAACGTATACCTGGATGTGCATAAAAGCTATCGCCACATGTGCACACAGCAGGTGGATATCAGTAAAAATTTACTAGATCTTACCGACAAAATCGACGGCGCGAGCTTGCTGACGCGCGTCTACCCAGTCGGCAAAAACGGGCTGACGATCGACAGCGTAAACGGCGGGATCCCGTATCTGATCAACGCTGACGCCGAGGCGCTGTATGGCCGCATCGATGGTACGATGCAGGCAGACACGGATGATCCTGCCGTGCTTAAGGCGACGGCGGCGTCTTATCTTGCCAAAAACGGCGGCTTGTCGCGCGGCATCGAGGTCAGCGCGGCGGACCTGTCCGGCGCTGACACGGAGCTGGAGCCTTTTGATGTCGGCGACAGCGTGCGCGTGGTGTCGCCGCCGCACGGAATCGACACCGTGATGACGGTGTCCAAAGTGGACACAAGTCTTGTCGGCGGCAAGGACAGCCTGACGCTCGGCTGGGGCAGTAAGACACTCACCGGCGCTGTCGCCTCCGGCGGCAGCGGGTCATCGGGCGGGTCTGCGGCTGCGTCTGGCGGAGGGGTCGACGTGGACAGCGCGCTATCTGACACATCCACAAATCCGGTGCAAAACAAAATCGTGACCGCTGCGCTAAACAGCAAAGCCGGAACGGCGGTAGCCACGCAGTCCTCGGCTGGCCTGATGTCCGCCGTGGATAAGACTAAGCTGGATGCGCTTGCGAAAGGTGGCGGCGTGACATACATGTCCGCGGACGAGATGCAGGCCATCTGGGATACAAATTGATGAGGGGGTACTACAATGGCAGACGATAGCAAAGCGGTTGGGCCGCTGGCGACGGCCAGGTTGGTCACGCTGATTAAGGCCGAAACGGCAAAAAAGTACGACAAGACTGGCGGGAAAATCGACGGCAGTGCCGAGATCACCGGTAACGTGCACGCTGGTGGAGCCGTGCAGTCTGATCTTCTTCTGTCGGCACCAAGCGTTGCTGTGCGCAACGACGCAGCAGGAGCTTCTGTCCACATTAACTGTTCTGGGGATAACGCTGCTGGAATTTCCAGCTTGGGCAGCGACGGAAAATCGCGCTATTCACGGTTCGCTGTCGGCATGCCTACCGGAGACAACGATGCAGCAACCAAGGCGTATGTGGATGGAAGGACGCACGATTACTACGATGTAACCGTAACCTCTTCGGCCGACGCGGCGCAGACGATCGACGGCGGTATCATCGACGTGCGCGGCAGCGCGGATAAAACTGTCGCAGAAATTGCCGCTGCCTATGCTGCCGGAGCGATCGTGCGCTGCATCTATAACGGCAACATCATGCGGCTTATGCGCGCTACGGATGGTAGCTATACTTTTGCGGGAGTCGGTGCGAACTACGGCGTGGCGCGATCTGGCAATATCACGATTACGATCATGTCCACGTCCAACGGTGACACGACGTTGATCACGTCGGCGGCTGGCGAACTGCCCATCCCAGACAGCGATGTAAGCCAAAACGGCTGCGTGCTGGTCGTTAGAGACGGCCAGTGGATATACAGTGCGGATAAACTGATCCCGGCGACACCAACCTCAAACGGCCTTATGTCCGCTGCAGACAAGGCGAAGCTGGACAGCATGGACAGCGTGTGCTACGACATCTATGCCAAAATAGGTGCCGCATATACGCACGACAGCGTATACAAGTACGCATGCACGGTGTCGCGCACGTTTGCCGAGATCGATGCGGCTGTTCACGCTGGGAAAACACCGCGTGTGCTGCTCGTGGATGACATCGACAATCCCAGCGATACGCGCATCATCTGCCCACTATCAGAATACGATACCAGCCGGTCAGAAGGTGGGTATTACTTTGATGCTCCGGGGTTGGTTGGCGTAAACGGGTCGGGCAGGATCTATATTGATGAAAATGGCGCGATGTACACTTGCAGCGCTGGCGAATTGCCCGCAGTTGGCGCAAATCAGGATGGCAAGTACCTGATGATCGATGGCGGCAAGTGGACATACAAGCGGCCGGATGCTGCTACCGCAACCGCACCCGGCTTTATGTCTACGGCAGATAAGGCCAAGTTGGACAGCATTGAGAGGGGCGCAAACAAGACGGTTGTGGACGCAGCGCTGGACGCTGTGTCTGCCAACCCGGTGCAGAATAAAGCTGTCAAGGCCGCGCTGGATGGTAAAGCGGGTACGGCAGTAGCTACCACGTCAGCCAATGGCCTGATGTCTAAGGACGACAAAGACAAGCTTAACGGCGTGGAGGCTGGCGCGACCAAGACCATCGTTGACGATGCCATGTCTGACACATCTACCAACCCTGTCCAGAACAAGGCCGTCAAGGCGGCGCTGGACGGCAAGCTGTCAACACAGGGCGGCGAAATTTTGGGTCATTTGAGCGTTGGGCTTACAGTCAGCGCTGAGGGGTCTGTATCTACTGGCAGGACGAGCACGGACACAGGCATCCATTTCGAGAAAGCGGGTTCTGACGTCGGACGCATTTCGCACAGCTCAGACCCCATGACTGGTGTAGCGCCAATTGCCCGCCTGAAAGTGGCATCGCCGACCGAGGATGACGACGCGGCTACTAAGGCGTATGTGGACGGCAGCGCGGTGCGATACGACGCGGCGCAGACGCTCACTGACGCACAGAAGGCACAGGCGAGGGAGAACGTTGGCGCGGCGAGTGCGTTCGCTCCAATCCTTACATCGCCGGTTATGATTCGCAAGGAGAGGGCCACAGACTCGGCCGGCGTGTATCTGAGCACGATTGATACCGGAGAAAAAAGGGCAGAAATCAGGCTGGAAGATGTAAACGAAAACGCGCCAGTAGCGATTGCAAATCTTCGCACCCCGACGGGCGCTGGCAAGGACGACTATGCTGCGACAAAGGGATACGTGGACAGCAAAGTTGCAAGTGGCAGCGGCGTGACCGTGGACACCGCCATGTCGGGCACATCTACCAACCCTGTGCAGAACAAGGTAATCAAGCAATACGTCGACGGCAAGGTGGCTGCTGCTGGCAGCAATATCACCGTGGACGCAACGCTATCCTCTACCAGCACGAACCCGGTGCAGAATAAAGCTGTCAAGGCAGCGATTGACGCCAAGGCCGACAAGACCGCGTTGGATGCAAAGGCGGACAAGACTGCACTGAACGCCAAAATGGACAAGTCTGGCGGCACGTTTACCGGCAACGTCCACGGCAAGTATTTTTGCGGTACATGGCTACAGTCCACAGAGGCTAGCGATCTGGGGCGTATACCGGGCAAGATCGCCGTGCTGGATGACAGCGGCTGGGTGTACTATCGCACGCCCGCCGAACTGTTTGCTGATCTTGGGATTGCCAACGCAATTAAATCCTACGTTGACACTGCAATCGTAGCAGCAATCAACAGTGCATACTAAGGGGGCATATCATGGCTACTACTGTATCTATGACTAATATCGCGGCAAACAACGGCAAGGGCTGGTTTCCGGCCCAGCGCGGAAACTGCACGTGGCAGCTGTCGAGCATCACTCCGGGCGACGGTGCCGCGTCCAGCATCAAGATCATCCCTTCCGGCGCGGGCGAGGTTACATTATCGTCGGCAGCGCATGATCTGGTTGCGTCGCACAAGTATTATGTCACATTTAAGATCCGGTTTGAGGCTGCGGTCACGGGCACCTGTGACTGGTACTGGCCTATCGCGGAGCCTGCGGCAGCCGCGAATATTGCCGTCAACGCTGCTGCTGGTACATGGACGCGCTTGTCGGCCGTGTTTGATCGCGTCAAATTTGCGAATGGCAGCTATAATTGCCGGTTTGATTATAACAACAACGACGGCGGCAACAAAGTGTTTTGGTTCACATCCTGTATGTTGATCGACCTGACCGCTGCCTTCGGCGCTGGTTTGGAGCCGAGCAAGGAGTGGCTAGATAAGCATATCACGGCGTTTTCGGATGCGCCGACGGTGCAGTACGTCAAAAATTTGGGGGAACTGTTTACGAACATCGCCGACACGATCCGCGCAAAAAACGGCCAGACAGGCGAGATTTTTGCCTGCGATTTTGTGGATCACATCTGAGCGCTATAATCCCGGAAAGGAGGACGAGCAAATGGAAATCATCGAAGCATACGCAACGCAAAACAAGTGCTACCAGATTGGTACGCCGCTTAAACCGCGTGGCATCATGCTACATAGCATTGGGTGCCCGCAACCTAATGCGTCCGTCATGGCGCAAAATTACAATCAGTACAGGCCCAACGGCCAGTCTGTTTGCGTCCATGCTTTTGTGCAGCGCGACGGCACGGTATATCAGACGCTGCCGTGGACTGTACAGGCATGGCACTGTGGCGGCGCGGCGAACGCTACGCACATCGGCATCGAGATGACCGAGCCTGCCTCCATCGTCTACACCGGCGGCGCGAGCTGGCGCGACCTTGACCCGGACGCGACCGAGGCGCACGTGCGCGGGACGTATGCCGCAGCCGTGGAGCTTTTCGCGCAGCTGTGCACGCAGTACGCGCTGGATCCGCTGGAGGACGGCGTCATTATCAGCCACGCCGAGGGCGCGGCAAGAGGCGTCGCTAGCGCGCACGCAGACCCCACACACCTGTGGCGGGCGTTCGGACTGACGATGGATGGCTTTCGGGCGGACGTCGCGGCCAAGATGGCCGCGGGAAATACAGACAAGGAGGACGACATGGTAAGATACGACAGCATTGACGACGTGCCCGGCTGGGCGCAGGACACAGTGCGCGCGCTGATGGACGCGGGCGCGCTGCAGGGTGACGATCAGGGGCAGCTGGACCTGTCGCTGGATATGATCCGCAGCATGGTGATCGGCAAGCGGTACGCGGACGCGCGCAGCCCCAGATACGCCACGATTGACGACGTGCCCGGCTGGGCGCGCGAGGAGACGCAGCGGCTGATCGACCGCGGCGTGCTGGCCGGTACGACCGGCGGAAAGCTGGATCTGTCGCTGGATATGCTGCGCACGATGATCGTGTGCCAGCGGATGATGGACGGTGACGCCAAGTGACTACATATCAATGGCTTTGCCTGCTGGGCATCCCGTCGCTGCTGATCGCGGCGCTGCTGGCCATGATCCGGCATCTGGCGGCGCAGATCCAGCACGATCGCGCGGACACAGCGGCGACAAAGCTCGGGGTGCAGGCGCTTTTACGCGCGCAGATGATATCCGACTACAACAAATGGTCGGACAGGGGCTACGCCCCGATCTACGCAAGGCAAAATTTTGAAAACTGTTGGGGGCATTACCATACTTTGGGCGCAAACGGCGTGATGGATGACATCCACGAAAAATTTCTGCAGCTCCCGACGCAGGAAAAATGACACAGAAAGGACGATAAAAATGGAACTTGGAATTGCATCTGTGGCGGCGATCACCGCCATCACTTACCTTGTGGGCATGGCCGTCAAGGCGACCGAGGCCGCAGATAAGTGGATCCCGATCATCTGCGGCGCGACCGGCCTGGTCCTCGGCGTCGTCGCGTGGGCGATGGGCGTGCCGGACTATCCGGCGCACGACTGGCTTAACGCTGCCGCCGTCGGCATCGTGTCCGGCTGGGCGGCAACAGGGCTGAATCAGAG